GTAATGCGCCAATAGTGCCGACCTTACCCAGCCCCTTTAAGGCACCAGATAACCCGCCGACACTGCTGGTAACCGAACCGATAGCCTTAATCATCCGAGCGGCCCAGGTCACTGCCATGAAGCCGGCAAAGATTTCCAGCGCTGTCTGCCAGCCCCCGACTGCATCTTTCAAATCCAGTATCTTGTCGCGGATCCAGAGCATGGCCTGCTTGGCTTTTTCTATATCAGGTTGCCACTTTGCCCAGTCAATCAGGCTGTCTCCGCCTTCCTTCCATGTCTGGTAGTCGTCATAAAGCAGCACCAGAGCGGCAATCAGTGCAGTGATTATTCCTATTGGTGAAGTGAGGAATGCGCTGTTCAGCAAGCGCCAGGCCACCAGCAGACCACCCAGAACCTTAATGAGTCCTTTGGTCTTGTCATCCAACTTGTCCCACCACTTCATCAGATCGCCGGCGCCCTGCACGCCCCGGTAAACCAGCGTCATGATACTGTCGGCCAGAGATAGCACTTTTTTCAACACGGCAGTGATCGTGCCTTCGATTTTAGGGAAGTTAAGCAGGATATTTTTGCGGAAACTTTCGAGATTACCGGCCAGTCCATCGGCTAGGTTTCCGCCGATCTTGTCACGCATGATGCCGAACAGGCTGGTAAGCCCGCGCATCTGGGTCATGAATTTGTTGGACTGTTCCGCCGCTTTCTGCGAATCAAACCCCGTCGCCTGCAGCATGCCCTGATAATCTGACGTAAACCCCTGCACACCACGGCGCATGGCCAGCAAGGTATTCTCGTCGATGCCGAGGATCTGCGCGTACTGGTTGGCGCGGTAGTACGGCATCCTCGCCAGCTTATCGCCGATCAGTGTCACCAACTGCGCCGTATCGCGTAGATTTCCGTTCGCGTCGCGGGTCTGGATACCCAGGTTACGCAGAAAACCTTCGGCACCAGGGGTAGAGCGAAGGAAGCGTGCCAGATTGTCCAGCGTGCCGTTGAACCCTTCAACACTGCCGCCCGCCTGGCTGAATGCGTAGCCAATCGCCCGAATGTTATTGGCTGTGGCCCCGGTGCGCTGAGACTGCCAATAGAGCTTGTCGAGTCCGCTGGCGATCTTAGTGGTGAAACCGACAACGGTCAGCGCTGCAGCCTCAACCGCCACACCCATTTTGATTACGTTAAGCGTGACGCCAGAAACCACCGCCTCAAACTTGCGGCCGCCAGCTTCATCGATATCGAACCCCAGCGAGATCAGAAAGTCCTTGATGGTTTCAGCGTTCATTATCATCCTACCATTTTTTTATCAGGTAATTGTTTTCCGCCTCAACATCGAGCGACTCATTCATCAGAGCAATGTCAGCCAGTGTCAGCGTACCGTCCTTTATCGACTCATAGCTGCACATGCGGGCATGCACTGGGCGCAGCAAGTAACTGCGCCCTTTCGCCAACGATTCAAGCGCTATGCCGGTTGCTGGCCCGTATTGCTGTCGCTCGCGGGGAGTGCGGGAAAAAAATCACCGAGGGAGTCCTGCACCACGCTGCCGACGATTTTCACCAGATCCAAACCGTTGAGGTCATCGAACAACATCACCCGCTGGTTGGGCTCGTAAATTTTCGACCAGGTCTGTCCCTGTTGCCGGGTAACAACCGACAGACAGGTATGGTTTATTTCCGCGCGCCCCTCTTTGCTGAGCTGGCTGACAGCCTTCACAACAAGCGGGATGATCTCGTCAAACAGGCGGCTTTTATCGTCCGTCAATGATTTACCGTTACCGGACATCACATCTTTCAGCAGGGGGACCAGGCCGGATAACACCGGTGCCAGAGCGACAGCCACATCCTGCTGGGCAAAGGCGTTAAGCTTGGCCGAGCGGTACTGCTGGCCCTTAATGTCGAATTCCATGCATTACTCCTTAAAAAGTACCCAGCAACTGGTCGATCATCCCAGCGTCAAACACCCATGCCACCATGCTGCCATCTTTGGCGTTCTGCCAATCAGGCACCTTCTGGAATGCAACTGAGCGCGCGACGCAGACGTCATTACTGGCGCTGTTGCGCATACCGAGCACGTTATTACCCCAAGTCGCAGATGAGAGTGACTGCGCGTTATACATCGCGCTTAGCTTGGCGTTTGTCGGGGAGGTTTTGAGTAAATTCACCGTCACCGTTCCGCCCTTACCTGCGTGCAGGCTGTGCATCACCGAACCATCGGCACCGATAGTCATGGTGTTTTTCGCTTCCAGCATCGCTACGGTTACGCCCTCTTCGGCGTTGCCGGAGCCATAGCCAAGATCGAACGCGCCACCGGGGCCAACGATCGAGGCGGAAAAATCTAAAAAGCTGTAAGTATCAGACATTTTTGCCCCTTAACGGTTTACGTTGATGATGACGTCGGCGAAGTGCACAGCCCCGGCCAGCTTAATAGCGCACTGCATCACCGGTGCTTTACGTGCTTCGCGGTCTGCTTGCGCCTGGCTGGCGATCGGCGGTGCATAGGTGTAATAACCTGTGGTCAGCGCGTCACCGGTATTCAGGCCGCCAAGTGGGTCGCCGTTCCACACGCCTGGTGCTATCAGGCCATTGGTCACACCCTGTGCGAGCGAGCCATTAACACTAGTCAGCAAGCGGGTGATGCCCGGATCGGTCTGCGGCACTTTGGTTGTGCTGGTATAGAGCACGTTATAGAGGTTGTTCTGCACATAGTTCTGCAACCAGTCCAGGCCGTGGCGCTCGTCGAAGAAATCGCCGTTGCACATCAGGCCTTCCTGAATGATCGCCGTGTCATTGTCGTAGTTGACGAACATGTTGCAGTTTTTCGCCGTCAGCGTTTTGGCCTGGGTTTGGGTAAGCGTTTCCGGCGTGATGCCGGGTTCCTGTTTGAACTTCAGCGTGATGGTGGTGTTGTTACCGAGGAAATTCACGGTAAACGCACGACCAAAGATAGATGCTGACGCATAAGGACTAACGCCGGAATACTGAATGAAGGTGCGGCCGTACTTGGCGTTTTTCAGCTTGCTGGCGATATCATTGGTGTTATCCAAATCCAGCACGCCGGTGTTTTGCGTGGTGTACCCGAAAATGCGTGAGACTTCATCCGATTGGATAAAGGCTGCGACGCTGACGACATCATCATCGCTTAATGACGTGTCTGCGATCTGCAATCCATACCAACCGGTAGACATGTCAGCCAGTTTGAAGATGCAGGACTGAATGTTTTCGGCAGCAGCGCGGGCAATCGCCAGAGCCCCCGCATTCTGCACCGCGCCCATCATCGCTGAAATATCGGTACCGGTGGTGTTGGCAGAGCCATAGCCTACTGCAGACGCCTCGCCGGTAGATTTGGACGTGATGATGAATCGGCTGTTCACCGCATCCCAGGTCACCGTCGCCGCGGTCAGCTTTTCAGTGATACGTGCGGCCACGCCGTTCAGATTGGTTTCCGCCGAGAAATCGACCGCGGTCACCGTCTTGTTAGTGCCATCGATGCTGATTTTCATCGCACCATCTGTCACCGATGCCCAGGTGCTAATTGCCATCTGTGCTGGCGTCAGGATGGCACAACGCAATAACGCGGCCTGGTCTTCTTTAATCCAGCGCCCGATGTACAGCGTGCGCGGTTGCGGGGTCTGTTGGAAATACAGGCTGGCAGCCTGATATTCTGGGGCGTTCATGCCGAAATCAGCCCCGACGTCAGTAATGCCCGAATAGCTGCGCATGCGCTGGCTGCCGTCGATCACATCGGAGCCGCCCACTACCAGCAGAGCGCCAAAATTACGGCTCTGTGCGGCGCGCAGCGCCATATTCACCGTGACGGACACGATGTTAGATACAGGTAAGCCCTGTGACATAGATTATTCTCCGAAGAATTGAACCGGTGCTTCCACCAGCGACTTGATGCCGTACTCGCGGATCACTTTGCGGCGCAGGCGGACGGCGATGTCATACCGGCGCACCCACTGGTTATTGATGAGTTCAGGGAGGTTGAATATCCGGCCGCAGTCCAAAAGGGTCAGGCCGATGGCTTTCAGCTCCTCGTTGTTCTGCGAGACAAACAGCCCATCACGAAATTGTGTGACTACCGACATTCCCCGTGGCCCGTAAAAGCAGCACAGGATATCGACGGTTTCATGCGACCACTGAGCGGCGCTTTCATCACCCTGGATATAGGCCGGATTGGCATCCTCCTGCACGCCGGTGATACCGAACGCGCACCAGGTGGTACCGTTTTTCGGTATCTGGATTTGTGGGTCAGTCCAGCGGGGATAAACAACGTTTTTATCCAGCCCCGTCACTCCACGGATCCAACGACTAAGAAGTCGCTCCAGTTCCTCGTCGTAGGCAGGGCCGTTACCGTTCGGCGTGAGATATCCGGGTGTTGTGCTGTCGTTGCTCACTTAGCCCCCTTCCTGCCCCACCAGCTCACAGTGGGCCTGAACAAAACCGGCGCCATAGCGGGTGTACGGATCGACAAACGTTACCCGATACAGTCCGCCGTTATAAACGACAAGGTCGGCATCAAGATTGGGGCCATCAGCGGCGCTCTTGCGGCCCTGAGTGAGCCTGAATTGCGTCACGATAAGAATGGCACCGTTAATGTTCTGGCCGGCGGCCATACGCCTTGCTTCTAGCGAACGGTCAACGGTCACTACGCCGGTAAATGGGATTTCCTGAGGGGTGTTGATTGGAAAGTTGTCATCGTCCGTCGTCTGTATCTGCCGACGGCAAACCAGAGAGAAATCGACAAAATCCGGGTCAAGCAGCACCTCAGTCACATCGAGAAGCGGCATTATTTACTCCTTACCACGTAGGTGATTGAGCGCAATAGGTAGCCGTGGGCATAGAGTGGCTTATCACCGGGAAGGCCTTGGGCACGGCGGTTGGCCTTCGTCGCATCCGAGAGTGGGTGAAGCCGCTCACCAGAGCCGATAACAGCCTTGGCACCATCACGCGCAATCTGGCCAGCGCTTTCAAGTTCTCGCTGCGCCGCCTCCGTTTTACCGTTCAGAGCAGCCACGGCCGCCGCCTTCAGGTGCTCAGTGGTTCGCGGCTTGGTGTCCTCGATACCCATATCCAAAAACGGCCGTGGCGGCAGCGTGACGGTCTGGCCGCCGAGCTGCACTGTTGCGCCGGTAGACTGCAGATAACCGATCTCCGCGTTGTTCAGGGCTTCCCCATCCTCACGCGTGGCGTTGGCCTCTGGTATGCCCACCAGCACATCCATTTTTGAAAGTGAGCGCAGGGAGGACAAAACTGATTCGGCATTATCCTTCCTGACCTTGAGCCCGCTTTTCATAGCAACTGCCTCCCGCCCGCTCCGAACATCGACCACCACCAGAAGAATTCACGGCCATAACCGGTGTTATTCCAGAAGCCGGCATCCGGGTTAATCACCCCAGACACGTCATAGCTGACGCTGACCTTATCGACCGATTTGGATGTCGCCACGCCAGCAGAGCCGTTGCTGTTGACCATGCCGAGAGAAGCTCCAGCCAGTGCGCGCCCGCGCAGCTCGGTGTAATGCGCTGTAAAAAGCTCAGCGAGATACACGAACTGATCACTCAGCACGTCCTGATTGAGGATGGTGTCGGCCTGGCCAAGGTAGAAATTTACTGCGGCGTCGGGATAGCGGGTTTTGTCAGAAAACTCGGGGAAGTCTTCGCGAAATTTATCATTTGTTGGCAGCAGGCTGTTTTTTGGCATTCTCGGCCCCTTTTTCACCGTCAGGCTCTTTAACGGGTTCCTTTTCTGCCAGCAGCTTCTGCAGGTCGGCGATAGTGTCCAGGTGCTCGTCAATGGTCTGATCGCGCACATCACGCTGCTCGGCCAGCTCAGTAACCTTATCCTTTTCCAACGCCAGCAGCTTCTGCAGGTCGGTTACTTCACCTTCCAGCGCGGCAACACGCAAAGATAAATCGACAGATTGCTGCTCTTGTTCCAGATCTGATTCATTCAGAGGTGCTACGTAAGCGCTGAATGCCCAGTGCTCTTTGACCTTCGCCGGGAAACCATCATGGATCCCTGGTGATAATTCAAATTTTGTGCCGTCGGCAAAGCTGAGTGAAGCGGCTGCAGATACGATGTATTTCATTTGGTTACTCCATGAGTTGGCGGGTTTCCCCGCCATCAGTTATCAGGCTGCCGGAACATCCAGATAAGAAATCGTATTGGAATACGGGGTTTCCACCTGGCCCAATTTGCCGTAGTACACGGTGAGCTGCTGCATACCACGATACTCCAGCGGAGTGCTCAGCAGTGGCACCATAGGGAAGCGCACAAACTTTTCGTCCTGGGTATAAGCGACGATACGATGCGCGCCACCAGCACCGCGTTTAGAAGCCCATTTCATGGAGACGATTTCCAACGGTTCGCCGTTCTCCTGGAATGCAATGGTGTTGATCTTCACGTATTCCAGAACAGAGATGTTACCGGCAGAAGAAACCTTCTTGCTGGCCAGCAGGCCGAACAACTCAGGCGCCAAACCGATTTTTGCCGGGCAAACGGCATAACCAGAGCGCACCCACGCATCAATCAGCGCCAGATTAATATCCTGAACGATCACATCAGGGTCGGTGGTCGCAGTCCACGCAGCGGCAGCGGCGGCAGGGATAACTGTCGGCAGGTTAAGCAATCCAGGAACACCCAGCTCACTATCCCCGATGTACACTTGCTCGTCAGTGTCCATGTTCCACTTCATTCGCATGCCTTCGTACTTTTGCACGTCGATCGGACGGCCGAGTTTCTGAGCGGATGCCAGTTCGAGCACCGTCCAGCCAACCTCCTGAGCCCAAGGGGTCAGGTTGTTACGAGTCGGTTGAATATCCAATTCAATACCGGGGATTGCGGTCGCCTTTTTACCCATCCAGTTTTTGCCGTGCGGGTTCGGGCCGCCAACGCTGGCGAAATCAGAGTTGGTAAAGGAAGACACTTCATCTGCGATAGAAATGTCGCTACGCAGTGGCATGTCGCGGGTCCACTTCTGGGACGTCAGCGGCATGTTCAGCGTTTGATCCATGCGCTCCAGTTCACCGACGAGGAAAGCGCCGGAGGAGTCAATGGTGGCTCGGTCTACAGTAAACATTCAGAATTCCTTAGATGTTATAGGCGATTTCAACACGGCCATCGGCTTCACCTGGGCCCATTAACTCAGCATTTGGCAACTGAGGTGTGTTTTCGGCAGTGGCGTCTGGTGTCAGCACAAACGAGCCTACAGGGCTTCCCGTGGTGCCAGCAGCAACACGGACATAAATCGGGTCACCTTTCTTGGCGCTTGGCGCGGTACCGGCCGTGACTTTCACGCAGATGTAGCCGCGTTTCAGGTTATCGCCCACCTGGTTAACATTAACGCCCAAATAAGCCAGGTCGGCATAAGAGGTAATCGGGTACGGACGAACCAGAATCCCTTTCACCTTGTCGATGGTGTCGCCAGAGGCCAACGGGACGAATTTGTCACCAACGTATTTGCCCGCCAGCCCGTAGGAAGCAAATTGCTTCTGGTAGTCCAGGGTTACCGGTTCAACGGTGGCGTCGCGGGGACGAGTGATAGCGCCGGCAATACCCATAGGCATCCGGTACAGATATGCATTTCCTGCCATGTTGATTACCTTATTTGCGATTTTTCCAGAAATCGGCGTTGAGCTTGTTCAGCTCGGCCGGGGACATGTGTTTTGTTGTTGGGGCACCGTCTACAGTCCGGGTGACAAGTGATGGCGGCGCCATCTTGTTTTGAACCTTACGGATCTCCAACGCAGCGGTAAACGCAGCGTCAACCGTCGCCTTTGGTGCCTTGGTAAAGTCTTCAACACCGAACGCTTTCATGCTGTCGCCTGTGCGTAAAGCATGGTTAAGCACCTGACGCTTGAGACCTTTGTCACCTTTCGGCTGGAATCCTGGACAGATAATTTCAGCGTCGGCAATAATGTTGCGCTTGAACGCAGCATCACCGGTTACCTTCTTATCTTCCTCGGCGTCTTCATCACCCGTAGGCGTGTCATCGCCCGGATCAGCGTCGGTGGTTTTACCTTCCAGCTTGTCCAGTCGAGACAGGATGGCGCTTGCCCACTCAGGCACTTCTGCATCACCGGTTTTCGCTGGGTCTTCTGGATCTTCATCGGTGGTCGTGCGGTTCTCTGCTGGCAGCGATGTTGCCTGCGAAGGCATGTTAATGTTGATAGTGGAACCGGGGATGGAGCCCATGCCGTCAGATGGCAACTCCGGCGCTTCGTCGATGAGTTTATTCAGCGCGTCCTCATCTTTCGTTTTAATGGCCTTAGCCAGGTTTTTAAGCCATGACATTATCGGCTTCTCCTTTTTGGTTGATGGGGCAGAATCCCCGATAGCACAACGGCCACCAGCCCGACCGCGATCAATAGCGACAGCCAGATGGTTTCCTGTGATTTGGTATTGTTTGCCCTTTCCGGGCGACAACTGCTTGTACTGCGCGTCGTAACCGCAACTGACATCGGTTAGTCCTGAGTTAATCCCGTCGATGGCCTCTTGCCGCTTCACCAACACATCGGCGATCAGTAAATCTGATTGGTCACCAGTGCCACGACGGACGTTCTGGATATGACCGTGTGCCAACTCCGAAAAGTTGGACGGGTTAACAAAAACGATATTGCCTTTATCGTCCTCCGGGTGCCCTACCGTGACAGCCACCCCCTCAAAGCTCGCTATGGTTTCAGGGGAGAAAACCTCGTCTTCGGTACGGTAGACGTGCACCAGTCCATCCAGACCGGGTTCGAGGTCAATCTCTTCCGGCAGGTACGTTTGCACTCCGGTGCGGGCTATCGGCACGTCCTTGCATAACAAGGCACCGTCCGCTGTCTGGTAGCGAGTTTCACCCAGGCGGGTCGTGAAGAAATATTTCATGAGTTACCTGCTGAATGGCGGGCATAAAAAAAACCGCTCGGTGGCGGTCTGTTATTTTCTCGGGCTTGGGATTTTCACCTCAGACCAACACTTGCAGTTCGGTAAGCACCCTGCGTGGCCAGTCATACCGTCCAGCGTCGGCGGGTTATGCCAGTAAACGAATTTATCTCGCATTTTTTTATGTGATGGCCGCGTGCCTGCACCCTCGATGCGCCACCAATACCCCTCAGAACCGACTGACAGCGCGCGCGCCTGTGTCAGAGCTCCAGTTGCGCGCCCTATCTCAGTACGGGCAATCATCCTTGCTCTACCGGCCGCTACGTCGCCTGACTGCATGATCATCTCGTACAGCGCGTCGGGACGCTCGCCGCTGATGCTCGCCTCGATGGCTCGTTGTTGTATCTCTCGGACGCGGTCGGCAGCCTCCAGCGGCAGGGATTTCATCAGTTGGATTTGCCGGTAGACAATGTCCTGCGTCACCTGGCCGATCGGAGTGTTACCGACTACATCCCGTAGTCCCTCGGAAATCTGCTGTGATACCGATTTCCACTGGTTCCACTCTTCACGCTCCACCTGCAGGAACATCTTTTGCCCCACCATGGCGGCCCAATCGTCCAACACATGCGAATAGTCGATGAGGTGATCGGCGGCTGTATCAGCGCTGGCTTGGGAACCATCGTAGGAGCCAGTTACGATTTGGTTTATTTGGCTGACTATCCCCAGTAGGCTTTTCTGATACTGGATTTCCGAACGCCGGCGGAGGGCCGGTTTCAGATTCAGACTCCGCATACTGCGACTTCGCATCTTCAATATCCTTGTCGGTGATTGAACCGCCAATGCCGATCACGTCAGACAGGTTGCGCAGGTCGTTCAGTGCTGCTGCAGGCGACATGCCAATATCACGAACGGCCGTTGCAAGCGCACTGGCCACGTTGTTTGCCATCGTCGCGCGGTCGGTGTCCGACATCTCCCAGAGCTTATTGAACTCGAAGGAAAAATCCTCCGGCAGCTTTTCACCGAACTGCGAACGCCAGGTGATATCCATGAGCCAGCGAATATGACGGCGTAAACGGCGCTCCTGCAGTGAGTTAATCCGGCTGTAGTAGTTCTCCAGATCCCCGTCACCGGTACTGAAACCGGATGGAGACTGTCCGAACAAACGCACCAAGGGAATGCCTGTGGCGCCGGAAACCTGCTCAGCAAAGCGCAAAATGACATCAGCGATGCCAGAGAACGAATAGCTGTGCGTTGCGAATTCATCGCTTTTATCCATGATGGTCATGCCTTCGATGGTCTGAAACTCACGGATCATGTCCATGTGCTTCATTAGCCCATCCTCCAGCGCACCGCCGGTGGCCAGAATCTTGCGCAGCCCATCAATGCTATACGTGCGCAAATGCGCTTTGTGGATCAGCTGCGTGGCGCCAGCCGTTGCTGTATCGAAACCCTGAATGCGCTCGAAGATGCGTTCAATAACCGACATGCCCCAGCCGTTTTCTGTTATCGACTGCTGGTAGGGAAGTGAGTCACCGTCCATGCGGATCAGACGGCTGTGGTGAATATTCCAGGCAGGAACCCCTTTCTGGTTCGTCACCACCTTGTAATACTTCGGCTTGCCAAACTCTGGCCCGTAGTCGGTAACCGGGTCGTTGTAACTCGGATCGAGCTGCCAGCGGTCAAAGCACATCAGCCCCTTGAACTGCCCCTCTTTGATGCGGTCGAGGTTCAGAGGCGTGCTCATGTTTTGCCCTTCAATCAGCACCACAAGTACCGCACCACCGTACAGACGCGACCACTTAACCAAATCGTTCAGGCCGTCCCAGACTGCTGCGGAATCCCAGAAGGTTTCTACCTGGCCCTTCTGCCCCGGCTTGAGCTTTGAGCTGATGTTAATGCCCTTGCGGGTCATGTCGTCAGCGACAGCATCAACGGCAGCACCTACCAGAAACGATGAACGATAGGCGAATTCCAGCATTACTCTGTTGCGGGTGATATACCCCGGCGTGTAGGTGCCAGCGGACTGGATATTTTGTGCCTGTGCGCCTAACTTGGCGGGGAAATTGTTATACCCGTCAGCAGTCGCAACGGGCTTTTTAGCGCCGTTTCGGCGATTTTTGCGGGCCATCTTTCCCTCACTGAAAATTGTCGTTTTTTGGGACTTTTTAACATAAACACCGTTACCCGCACCGGCGTAACAGCACTCGCACGCTGATTGCTCTCAGTGGCTGATTTATCGTGGTTTTATCGTCGGAATAGCCGGAAACGGACTGCATAAACAATGCATAAATCGGGGGTGAATTTGCATGGCTGTTTTATTGTTCCAAACGTCCATTTGTCAGGCTTATTGCTGCTTACCGAGTGCGGCCCATACGCCCAAGTCGCCCTCACTGGTGATGTAGCCATCAAGTGAGTAACGCACCGCGTCCCACATGTGATTGTGCTTGTCCAGAACGACGGGGAGCACTTCACCTGTCAATCGGTCGGTTTTGTACGAGTAGAGACGTGCCTCATCGACCATGTGTTTGCAGCGTTCATGAATGATGATTTCTTCAAAACCTTTTAGATACGCGATACCGTCTTCAACACTACCAGGCCATTTAGCTGCAGCGTCGATAACGAAACCTTGGCGGGATAAGTAACTGATCGTCTCAGGGCGGCTGCCATCGCCGTGTATTGGCCATCTGCGGGCTAATGGAATGCCGGGATACTTTTTCTCATCACCGGTTTTCCACTGGCTTAACTGATCGGCCGTTGCGCCTTCCTTCCCTGCGTAAAACTTCCACAGGTCGTCCAGCTCAACGCCTACACCGTATGCCTCATATTCGATATAGAGCTTTCTACCGATAATGAAACAGCGCACCAAGGTTGATGGATCGTTAGCAAAACCGAAGTCTGCACCGAAGAACAACCTATCAGCTTCACGCCATAACTCATCAGAAAATGCCTCTACGCGATATTTGCCAGAGAAGATCACCGCTTCACTGATGGCTCGCGGCATCCCTAACCAAATGTGCTCGTAGGCCTCAAAGTCAATGCGCTTGCAATACGCCATTTCCTGCCGGAGTACGTCCGGGAAAAAGGCGTTATCACAGTAGTTGACCTTGCGGACAATCACGCCACCGTCCGGCGGATCATCCTGGTGCCTGGTCATCAGTTTATAGGTCGGGTCGCTTTCCTCCCTCGGGTTGAACGATACCCAGACCTCTGACTTATTGGCACGCACCGTAGGGCCGAGAATATCCCAGCTATCCTGCGATACCGTCTGCGCTTCCTCCACCCAGCAAATTTTGATGCCGAATATCGATTTAATGGACTGAATATTGTTGCGCAGACCTTTGAAGGTAAATCGGGTGCCGTTCCGCCCGGTAATTTCGTTATTTTTTACGGTGTAGAAGTGATTGAGGCCCAGCGCATAAATCTCTGCCTCCAGCAGCGCCAGCACGGAATCACCGATTGAGTTTTGGAACTCACGCGCGCAGAGGATGATCATCGGGTCGATGGCACCATGAATAACCAGAGCGCGCGCAATCTCTACCGACTTACCACCACCACGGCCGCCGTATGTCCAGCGCCAACGCACAGAACCGATCGGGGCGTCGTACAGAACGTCTGTCGCCCAGTCACTACTAAAGGCATACAGAACGCCGTCAATTATGACTGGGCTGTCTGCTTTCCCTCGCGCAGCTTTTCCATGTGAGCGGCCCAGACGTCAGCTGAGCAGTTCGCCGGGGTCACAATGCAAACCTTGCCGTAACTCAACCCAGCCAGATCGACATTCACCTCGGTTTTATTCGTGCTCATGTCGATGCCGGTCAGTTGCGCGGCATTTTTAACGTTCGGTGCAACCTGTCCGAATTTTTGATTTTTCAGCGCCTGCTGCGCGGATTTGTACGACAGCTCAGCCAGGTGTCCAGCGTTGAACGAAACCAATAGTGCGGCATCGTTGCGCAGCTCCTTCACCCTGGCTTTTATATCCGGCCGTCGCAGTAACACTGAGGCCTGAGATTCTGCGTTCGTTGGTGCGTAGCCTGCGCAGACAACAGCATCCTTCCCCGGCATGCCCTGCGCAATATTCTGCGCAAACTGTTCATGCTGAGGTTTTAACAGGCTTGGGTTTTCTTGGCGGTCGCTGGCTGCTTCACTGCCAGTGGCAGGCTCACCGGCCTTAGGCGCAGTTGGGGTTTGACTGTTTTGCGCACTCTGCGCACTGCGCACTTTCTTCTGCGCAATTTGCGCATCACCTTGCGCAGGTAATTTGATATAGCGGCGGGCTGATGTGTAGTTTAGTCCGTTTGCCTCACACCATGCCTTGGGGGAAACGTTACTCTTGGCATGCTCGGTGAGGAACTGATTTTGCAATGCCCCCCAGTCCGGTTTTGCCATTGTTCCACCTTTACTCCGAATTGATAATGATTCTGTCAAAGGCACTCAGCGAATGCCTTTTGCAGAATTTTATAAACCCCGTAACCGGTCAGCCACCTTCTTCATGTACACTCCCGTAGCGACCACTGATTGCCCTTCTAGCAGCTCAGCGCGGGTGCCGGTGACAATAGCTGTGTAGTGCGAGTGTCTGTTCTCTGCCAACCACTCGATTAAGGGTCTGGCTGCATCTTCGAAACTTCCCGTCGCCCACGATTCACCACAATCTTCATCACTACCGTGCAAATTGTTTTCCATCCTGTTTTTCCTCATCGAGCCGCCGAATTTCAAGCAGCTGGTTATTCGCCTTATCGAGCGCCGCCAGCAGAGGGTCAATCCACAATACAGCCTGGCAGTATGTCAGCGTGCCGGTGGTAGTGGGGCCAGTACCGGTTGTGTCAGCGTCGCCGGTATCGACTGGCATTGCGCGGGAACGTAAACGGTGCGTGTAGTTGAGCAGCCCACCAGCAATAGCAGCGGGAACAGCCAGGTCACACGTCGGCTGATTCTTGAGGATCGTCCGGTATTCAATTTCTTTCCCCTGGGTGGCTGCGTCAGTGGTGATGCCGTATTGGTTC